GGGTTTGACACTCTTTTAACACCAAATAACTTGGTTTTGGTGGTAGAAATTGGTACAGTAACGGTAAGCGTAACTTAGGAGTTCAAAATGAACAAATCGGACTTAAAGCAAGATAAAAAGATGGTTGCTGGCGCAGTGCACAAGCACGAGAAAAGGCTTCATCCCGGCAAGCCTATGACTAAACTAGCTAAAGGCGGCAAGACCAACGAGATGATGATGAGTATGGGCCGTGGCATGGCTAAAGTTGCAAATCAGCGAGGCAAATAATGGCTAAATTCAGCGACAAACGAATGGGTAAAGAGGTTGGCAATGCCGCTGTGTATGCGCAACCACACACCATGTCTGGTAAGGCTGTGGGTATTGAACCCAACCCCGGCAAAATGCCAAATTGCAGCAAAGCCGATACGGTCAACATGAGCATTGGCGCTATCAGCAAAGCTGCTGGCGATGAGCAAGTCAAGACAACTGGTATCAAAATACGTGGTACTGGCGCGGCTACCAAAGGCTTAATGTCTCGTGGGCCTATGGCATAACCATGAACTACGCTGAACTTGTTGCAAATATTGCGGACATTTGTGAAAACGAGTTCACGGCGGATGAGTACGCGCTGTTTGCAGAGCAGGCTGAACAGAAGATTTATAACACCGTCCAAATTGCCAACCTGCGTAAAAACGTAGTTGGCACGTTAACGGTAAACAATAAATATGTATCTTGTCCCGGCGACTTTTTGTCTACGTATTCTTTGGCGGTTATTGAGAACTACGGATTAGCCACGGAAACTTATACATTTTTGCTAAACAAGGACGTTAACTTCATTCGTGAGGCGTATCCAACTCCAGCGGACACCGGTCTTCCAGAGTACTACGCAATCTTTGGCCCACAATCTACAGCAGTTAATGAGTTAAGTTTTATTCTTGGGCCCACACCAAACAGCGCTTACAAGCTAGAACTTCACTATTACTACTACCCTGAGTCAATTGTTACCACCGGTACTACATGGCTTGGCGACAACTTTGATTCTGCGTTGTTGAACGGCGCTTTGGTTGAGGCTATCCGCTTTATGAAGGGCGAGCCTGATTTGATTCAGTTGTACCAAGGTATGTACATGGAAGCGCTTGATTTGCTTAAAAATCTGGGTGATGGCAAGCAACGTATGGATGCATATCGTAGTGGTCAGGTGAGGATTCCAGTTAAATGATCGCTCAAACACTCACCACCAGCTTTAAGGCCCAGTTGTATGAGGGTGTCCATAACTTGCCCACGGATGTGATTAAGATTGCCCTCTACACCGCGTCAGCTAATCTTGGCGCGGGTACAACCATCTACAGTGCGACCGATGAGGTTGTAGCGGCAGGTTACACGGCTGGCGGCAATGTGATGTCGGGTATCACCGTGTCCACATCTGGCACTGTAGCCTTTGTCGGGTTTACCAATGCGGTTTGGACATCAGCTTTGACTGCTCGTGGTGCGCTGATTTACAACTCAAGCAAAGCCAACAAGTCTATTGCGGTTTTGGATTTTGGTGCAGACAAGACTTCAGCAACAACATTTACAGTTGCAATGCCTGCAAACACATCAACAACAGCGTTAATCCGCAGTAGCTAACAGGAGCAATAAATGGTTACTGAACCAATGAACATGAACGGCTACTACCATGTGGTGTGTACAGATTCTCAAGGCAACGTCAAATGGGAAGACGGCATTGAAAATCTAGTAGTAACAGTTGGCAAGAATGCCACTTTAGACTCTATTCTGGGTAACGCAGGTGCTGGCATAGTGTTGATGGGCCTCAAGGGTGTTGGTACATCTGTTGTGGCAGACACTATGGCTTCTCACGCTACATGGGCGGAGATTACAGCTATTGCGGCACGGGTCGCACCTGTGTTTTCTGTTGCTGCGGGCGGCAGCAAGACAACCTCGACACCCGTCAGTTTTACAATGACTGGTTCAGCTACGGTAGCTGGCTGTTTTATTGTTCTTGGCGGCACAACTGTGCCGGGTAATACAACAGGTATCTTATTCTCGGCTGGCGATTTTGCCACCAATAGAGCCGTTGTTGCTACCGACATCTTGCTTGTTACCTACACTGTAGTGATAACCTAATCATGTTTGCTAACACCTCATTCGCTGCTTTACCTTTTTCTACTGCCGCAGGGCAAGTGTTTCCGGTTAGTACGAGTGAAAATATTGGCGCAATAGCTGAAACGCAGAGTGTTCTAGCGCGACTACCGGCATTGTTGATTGAAACAATGTCCGCAGCGGAAACACAATCATCAACTTTGACAGCTATTTGGACAGTGATTGACACATCACAAATACCACCCGATCCAAACTGGCAGACAATAGTTAACCCATAAAAGGTACAAAATGGCTTTAGTTCTTAAAGATCGAGTAAAAGAGAACACCAATACGACAGGTACTGGCGCTGTTACGCTTACAGGTACGTTCACCGGGTATCAGGCATTTTCAACTATTGGCAACGCCAACACCACGTATTACGCTATTGTTAGCCAAGTAGCTAATGAATGGGAAGTAGGTATTGGTACGTACACACTGGTAGGTACAATTTTGTCTAGGGATACGGTTTTATCGTCTTCTGGCTTATCTTCTATTGCGGCAATTTCTTCTATTAGTCAAACAACTACCACGGTTACTGTTAATACGGCTGCGGCACACGGCATAACGGCTGGTCAAGTAATTACAGTTAACGCAATTGCAAATGCTACGGCGCTGACAATAGGTACAACAGCAACAATTTTAACTTTGGGTACAACATCGCAAGCGGATTGGAACATACTTGCGGGAACAGTTGCGTTAACTTATGTAGTAGGAAGTACATTTACTGCTGCTGTTGCTGGCTCTGGAATAACTGGCACGGGTACTGTAACGCTTAATGCACAGGGAACTGGTAAGACAGTTTTAACAGCAAGCGGATCAATACTTACTTACGCGGGGACTAGCGCGACCTACACGGCGGTTACGCTGTTGACTGGTTTTGCCGGAGTTTTAACGCCGTTTACAGCGGGTAATAAAGATGTGTTTGTCACCTACCCCGCCGAAAGATCGGTTTACGCAGATGGTTTAAATATTGTTGCGGATAACGTCGCTCTTGTTCCGGTATCTTCTGGCGGTACAGGCTTATCTGCATTGACCGCCAACTTTATTCCTTATGGCGATGGAGCAAACCCTTTTGCTAACAGCGCTAATTTGTCATACAACGGTACAACGCTACGGGTGGGTACTACTGCGTTATTGGCGGGTATAACAAATCCAGCTATTGCTGGCACAGGTAGTGTAAACGACCACATTCAAAATTACATTTACAACGCCAACTCTGGAACAAGCGCTTCTGCTAACTATTTTGTGTATGCAAATAATAGTACGGATGCGGCTGGCTGGGGTAACTTTGGGTATACAAGCTCTACGTTTAATGATGCGGCATATACTGTTACTGGCTTTAACGAAACATACATATTTGCCTCCGCTTTAAACGGAACTTTCACAGGCAATCTGGTTTACGCTACATCTAGCACGGGTTCGGCGAATGCGCATCAGTGGTACGTAGGTGGCTTTAATCAGGTTAAAGGCGCATATAAGATGCAGCTTGGTGCAGCTACATTAATAGTAGCTGTCAATATTGATGCAGGCTCTAACACTATTTCTAGCGGCGCAATTACTTCTGCCTCCGGCAACATCACTGCTACAACAGGCAATCTCGTAGCTGCGGCGGGTAATGTGGTAGCCAATTCAATCAAGCCAGTCGCAGGTACAACCGCAATAGCTCCGATTGTTTTAACGTCAGGTACAAACTTAACAAGCGCTGCCGCAGGTGCTATTGAGTACGACGGCGAGAACATATACGGCACAACAGATACTACATCTGGTCGCAGTTCCATAGGTTTGTATAACCAGTTCAAGTTGACTGCTGACGGCTCCAACATCAGCTCAATCGCCAACTTCTTTGGCGGAACGTCTAATATTGGGTTGGTTAACAATGGTTATTATGATATTGAAATTATCATGTATTTTAAAAAGAATACTGCGGGTACGGTTACATGGACGTTGACTAACTCGGCTGCTCCAACTGAACAAAATATCTACTTTGAAATGTCTCCTGTCGGGGGTATTACTGCCCCGCCCGGCGCAGCAACCATGCTGGTGGGCCAAGCGATTAATAACACAGCGGCATATTCCTTTGCAACAGCCTCATTATCTGCGGGAGCTGACCACTACGCACGGTTCAGAATACAGTTGGATAACGGCACTGGAACCAGCCTTAAAATACAGGCTACCGCAGGTGCGGGTACGATTACACCGCTGGCTGGAAGTATTTGGACTGCGCGTCGTTTAAACACTACCAATAACGGCACATACGCGGCTTAATCGGAGAAAACAATGGCTACACAAGCAACATCACTCTTAGGTTTAGCCCTGCCAATCACCGGCGAACTTGACGGTACATGGGGCGACACCGTTAATGACTCAATTACTTCGCTGCTTGATTCTGCTATTGCTGGTGCAACTACGCTTACTGTTGATGCGGATGTCACACTTTCAACTACCACACTAGCAGCCAACCAAGCCCGTCAAGCGATTATTGTTTGGACTGCATCCGGCACGGTAACGCGCAATATCACAGCGCCAGCCTCCAGCAAGACCTACGTTGTTATTAACAACACAGGCGGCACTCAGTCCATTGTGATTCGCGGCGCAGGCCCAACCACAGGGGTAACCATTTTCGCTGGCGGTAAGGCTCTGGTTGCTTGGAACGGCACAGACTTTGTGCGCGTTGGCGCTTCAGCCGGTGGTTCGGATACACAGGTGCAGTTTAATAGCTCAGACAACTTAGCTGGCTCACTGAACTTTACGTTTGACGGCAACGCTGTACAAATTGGTGGAGAAAAAGCTCTGCGGTTTGCTGACGCAGACTCGTCTAATTACATTGGACTAAAAGCCCCAACTACTTTAGCAACCAACGTAACTTATACGTTACCCACGATAGATGGCTCACCCGGCCAGAATTTGACAACAAACGGTTCGGCTAGTCTTTCGTGGGCCACGGCTGGTGCGGCAGCAACGGGCGCTATCTGGGTAAACAACACCACGATTTCAACAAACTACACCATTGCCACAAACACAAACGGGTTCAGCGTTGGGCCTATTACCATTGCGTCTGGCTATGCTGTAACGGTATCATCCGGTCAACGCTGGTTGGTCTTTTAAGAGGAATAAACATGAGTTCAATATCAGCAGGAACCACCATTAGCACTGCGCTTGTTAGCGCGGGGGACACCACTGGTGCGCTTGTAATTAAGACGGGTTCTGGTGCTACTACAGCCATGACGATTGGGTCAGATCAAAGTGTCACGTTTGCTGGTACTGTGTACGGTCTTGGTGGCGGTGGGGCAACGCCTTCTGGTTCAGTCACATTAACGGCTACATCCGCAGGCGCTCAAGCCGTTACAACAACCAATTTTGGTCAGACAGTTACGCTGCCTAATGCCACAACATTAAGTGAAGGCGGTAATCTTTACAACATCAGCAACCTTGGCGCTTACCCGCTTAAGATTGTTAATAACGCTGGCAGTACGTTAGGGTTTGTATATCCAAATTGCCCCGTTACTGTTGGTCTGGCAGATAATTCCACGGCGGCTGGTACATGGAGTTTGGTAGGCGCAGAGCCTTACGCCGTTGTAGCTCAAAACTTTTCCGCAGATTTAAAAGGATTTTCTCTTGAAGAACTTCACCGTGTTGTAATTATTGACGCAGATCGAACATTATTTTTACTAAACGGCCCTTTATCTGGCATTGTTTATAACGCATCCACAAGGTTATGGGGTAGTGTAACAGCCATTCGGGCAGGCTCCGGCTTTGACCAAGTTGAAGCCGTACTGAGCGCAACAAATCAAGTTTTGGTCAGTTCAAGTATTAACACTGCAATGGAAGCGGTTGTTTTGACGTTAAGTGACACCACTATCGCAGTGGGTACGGCTGCCACTGCAACATTATCAGCCGACAATGTACAATCCGAGACTAGCGGTAATTTAATTGCTATTGGGTCATCATTTGTTGTAACGTATGGTGTCACCGGCTCGGTGTTGCAAATGCGGGCCATGACTATTTCCAGCACTACAGTAACCATTGGTGCTGCTACTGTTTTAAATGGTACGCAAACCAGCATTACCGCCAATGTTTACGTAGCTGCCGTCTCTTCATCGGTTGCGTTGGTGCTTACCAATACTACAGCCAGCACTTTTTTTGCCACCCCATATACCATTTCAGGTACAACAATCACGCTTGGTACTGGCGCTACATACGCATCAACAAGCGCTAACGAATATAAAGTACGCCCTATTAGTAACGGCGTTCGTTGGGCTGTTGTTATAACTTCTACTGCTGGAACAACCGTTGGCCTGATTATTAGCGTGGCAAGTACCACCGCGACGATCTCAACAGTAACGTTAGCAACAGGTGGAGGCCCAATTAACGCTGGAGTAATTGTTAGCGGGTCTAAATTGATTTATGTAGGCGGCGCTGGGGTAGCCACCAATATTCTCACTGACACTGCTGGAACGGCAAGCGCCGGTACGCAAATTGGCCCCATCTATAGTTCTACAACTACCGTAAATCCAATCAGTGCAAACGCCACAACAAATTTAGCTACTTTTTATGGTGATATAGCTTCACCTTCGATTGCGTCTAGGGTGGTAATTAACTTTGCCGGTTCATCTCCTATTTTGTCAAATTTTGACGTTCAATACATTGGAGGGACTAATGGTTTTGCTGATACCTCTACTAACAACTACAAAGAAACCTATGTTACCGAGGTTTTTTCTGGCGCAATTGGTTATGCGTGGAACTTAGTTACCAATGTGCCGGGATCACGGGCAGTAGCTGTTGGCGAAAATTGTTTTTATAGTTTTGCACCAAAACTTGTGCCAATGATTACTCCCGGAGACAATTGGAATTCCATAGCCCCAAATAAGGTTGTATGTTATGACACAACGTATGGTCAAAGTGCTGTGTTTGCCGCTTTGCAAATCGTCGAATCAGTCAGCTAAATAACGGAGTAACACATGTCTATCACTATTGACGGCACAAACGGGGTAACGTTCCCCAACGCCTCCGTTCAAATTTCAGCGGCGATTAATAATTACCAAGAGTTCACCGCATCGGGTACATGGACTAAACCAGCCAGCGCCACATTCGTTATGGTCGAGTGCTGGGGTGCAGGCGGTGGCGGTGGTTCTGGTAGAAAAGGCGCAGCGGGTACTAATCGCAATGGTGGGACAGGCGGCGGTGGCGGGGCCTATGTTTATAGATTGTTCAGTGCTGCGGAGTTAACGGCTACAGTAACTACAACGATTGGCGCAGGTGGTACAGGTGGCGCTTCTGTAACTATAGACAGTACTAGCGGTAACGTGGGCACTGTTGGCGGGGATACTACTTTTGGAGCGTTTTTAACTGGGTTTGGTGGTTCTAATGGCGTAGCTGGCACTACTAGTAGCGCTAATTTGCTACGCGGAGGCAACGGCGCAGGCGCATTAAGCGCTAGTGGCGAGCCAAAAGGCAATTTAAATACTGATCTTGTTGGGCAGTTTGGTGGTGGTGAAGGCGATAACTTGACATCCGATCCGGGGCCATCTGGTTTTGGTGGAGGTGCTGGCGGAAGTGGTGGAGAAGCTGCTGGCGCTGCCCTGCCCGGTGGCAGCTCTTATCAAGGAGGGCCCGGCGGCGGATGCGGCGCGTGTATTTCATCAGGAAATGTTTTACGTACAGCAGGGGCTGGTGGTAGTAATGTGGGTGCTAGTGGTGGCGGAGGCGCGGCTGGAGCAACTAATACAGACGGCGTTGCAGGAACTGGGCGACAAGGTGGCGGTGGCGGCGGCGCAAGTATAACTACCAATGCTGGT